CAGTTATCCGGCGGGCAGGGACCGCGGTCGGAAAAACAATTTGAACGGACTCGTACCGCGCCAGTAGCGCCGAAAAGTCAGCTTCCTTCTTGAACACAGGATTTGAAGGAAGGCGAAGGAGCGCATTACTGAAAAGCCCGGCGGACTGCCGGGCTTTTTGGAATGCCTGCCTGATGGATATCCCGTTGAAGAACCTTGACGGAGAGGCAAGTAAGCAAAACCCAAGGACAGTACTCGCGATGAGTGCAAACAGGAGAAACAAATGAACCGCTACGCTTTTGTTCGATTCAACTATTCCAAAGCCTTCAACAAAGTTCTGGTGATTGTCGACGCTGTAGAGAAGCCTACGGCAATGCCAGTAGAAGCACAGTTGTCGAATGGTTTTTGGGTGGATATCACAGCAAACCCGGCAGTCCAGGTGGGATGGAAGGGGGCGACGACAAACTTCGTTGATTGGGAGTTCAGTGAACCCACCTATCAAGAGCTCGAAAAGGATGTGGCGCAAGAAGCGCTGGAGCTTCTGTCTGCTGCTGGCCAGTGGCTGATGTTGAATTCTCTGCATTACAAGGTCGACCTGGATGTTGCCACCCCTGAAGAACAAGCGCTGTTGCTCGCCTACAAACAGTACTGCGTGGGTCTCAGCGACATGAAGAAACAATCCGGCTATCCGTCCACCGTCAACTGGCCGGTGGCACCGTTCTGATTCGATCATCACCTTCATGGCCTCTATCGAGAGCGCATTACTGAAAAGCCCGGCCCTGCGCCGGGCTTTTTGGAATGCCTACCTCAAGAGAAAACGATTGAACCCTACACACACCATTCATCCAACACTCCCGGAGGCGTGACATGACAAACGAGCAACAAGCGTTGGCGGACATGCCGATCTGGCTGGTCATCCTGCTCGCAGTGGTAGGCGGGGTCTCCGGCGAAATGTGGCGTGCGGACAAGGAGGGCGCCCGCGGCTGGCCGCTTATGCGGCGTCTGGCCTTGCGCTCTGGCGCCTGCATGATCTGCGGCGTGTCGGCAATCATGCTGCTGTACGCCGCTGGCATGTCGATTTGGGCCGCTGGCGCCTTCGGCTGTCTCACCGCAATGGCCGGGGCCGATGTGGCCATCGGTCTGTACGAACGCTGGGCCGCCAAGCGCATCGGCGTCTGCGAAGTCCCACCCCGCGACCAGCCTTAACCTCGAATGTGATTCGTGCCGCCCTTTGGGCGGCAGGGCTGCGCGTGGACGATTGAAAAGGAGGTCATGTATGCCCACACCGATCCAGCAGCCGTCGCAACTGTTCACAGCCATCGCGACGACGCTGCGCAACACTGCCGGGCTCAACATCAATGTCGGCAATCACGATGATTTCACTGCACCGGGCGATCAGGCTTGGGTGTTGATCGACTTCGACCGAAATGCATCAGGACAGCGTGCCGCAGATGGGCGTATCGCTCATGTCCTGACATTGTCGCTGCAAGTTGTTCCGGCGCTATCGGCCAGTGCCTTTGCCGCCTGCGATCTGATCGCTGTACTGAAGAATCTGATTACCGACAATCGCTGGAGCCTGCCGGGCGATCAATGCGATCTGCCGATGAACATGGATGGTTTGCCGTCCATGCTCATTCGCGCCGACCAGCAATTCAAGGCCTGGACACTGACGTTCAATCAGACCCTTTACCTCGGCCCGACCTTGCTCGACGACCCGCTGGGCACACCGAAATTCGCCCGCACCTGGGAAGTCAGCAACATCGACGATCCAGACCAATACACCGCGCTGGAGGCCTGACCGATGTTCGACGCGTTATTGCGCATGCAACTGGGTCCGATCATCGAACGCCTGGCCGAAATGGAAGCGGAAATCGACGACCTGCACCGCCGCGCTGAAAGCTTCTGCCGCATCGGCATTTGCCAGACAGTCGATGCGGCGAGCAATACCTGCCAGGTCAGCCACGGTGGCTTGCTCACGCCAGCGATCAAGTTTTTCAACCCCAGCGCCGGCGCACAGAGTGAGTCGCGGATTCCGACCGTGGGTGAGCAGTGTCTGCTGTTCAACTACGGCAGCGGCGAAAGTGGCGCACAAAGTGTCGCCCTGTTCGGCCTGAACAGTGATCGCTTTCCACCCGTTTCGACTGTCCCCACGCTGACGCGGCGGGTTCATGTCGACGGCAGCGAAAGCGGCTACGACGATGCCACGCACACCCTCCACTGGCAAAACGGCCCAACGGCTTTCAGCGGTTCTCGCGAGTCGCTGGAACTGAGCATCGGCCCGGCGCGACTGGCGATGACGCCACAACTGATCACCCTGCAACTGGGTGCCGTCGGCATGACCATCGACCCTTCGGGCGTGCACTTCAGCGGTCCATTGGTCGATCACCAGGGCCGTGTCATCAGCCCCTGATTCAAGAGCCTCCACATGATCGGAATCGATAGAGACAGCGGGGCCACGGTCGACGACTGGCTGCAATTTGTGCAGCGCGCGACCCGGGCCCTGACCACACCGCTGGGCACCCGGCAAAAACGCCCGTTGTACGGATCGTTGATCCCCACGCTGCTGGGGCAGAACCTCGGTGACGACGTTCTGCTGTTGGCCCAGAGCCACGCCGCGCAAGCGTTCTACAACAAGCAAAACGGTATCGATGATTTTCAGCCACAAGTGATCGTCGCCAGCCGCCAGGGCGCGGGTCTGCTGCTGCGCTTCGCCGGCACCTGGAAAAACCGTCAACAAACCTTCGAGGTCGTGACATGAGCATGTTGATCCCCGGCCAGAACCAATTGGCCGAACCCGCGCTGATCACCGTTGAAGCCTTTGAAGACTTGCTCGCCGAGTTCAAGACTTTCGTCATTGAATACGTCGGTGTGCGTTCGCCGGACAGCGCCGCGAAACTCAAGACCAGCCTGGAAAACGAAAGCGAACTGCTCACCCTGGCGCTTGAAGCCTTCTGCGTTCGGCTGCAAACCCACGAACGCAAATACAACGCCCGCATCAAGCAGATGCTGGCGTGGTGGGCGACCGGCAGCAATCTCGATGCGCGTCTGGCGGATATGGGCCTGGAACGGCAGTTGCTTGATCCGGGAGATCCAGCGGCCTTCCCGCCGGTCCCCGCGATTTACGAAAGCGACGACGACGCCCGGTTGCGTTATTACCTGGCGCCCCATGCACCGGCAGCCGGTTCGCGGATGCAGTATCGCCGCGAAGTTTTCACCCTCGGCGAGCGTCCGACGGTGCAAGTCGAATCCACTGAGGCGGGTGTGTTGAATGTCACCTACACCTTCAACCCGGACGGCCTCGCCGCGCAGGTCAAGGATGGCAATGCTCGGCGCACCGCGCCGGGCGAAGTGCAGGTCACTGTGCTGTCCCGCGACGGCGATGGCACACCTTCCGTGTCGTTGCTTGACGGCGTCCGTCAGCACTTCGCTCGACCGGATGTGCGACCTGAAACCGACCTCGTCACCGTCAAGGCTGCTGACATTCAGCGCTATAAGATCCGCGTCGTCGCCAAGATCAATTCCGGCCCGGATTCGGGTCTGACCAAAGTCGCCGCACAGCAGCAATTGCAGGCCTACGCCGACAGTTGCCATCGCCTCGAAGGCCGGGTTGATCCGAGCTGGATCGACTACACGCTACATAGCGCCGGCGCCGTGCAACTGCAGATTCTTGAACCGCTGACGCCGATCGTGACTACGGCGTTTCAAGCGCCGTACTGCACGGCGGTCGAAGTTGAGGTGCTGACGCTATGAGTGAAAAAACTCAGCGCCCGACGCTGCTGCCTGCCAACAGCTCTGCGCTTGAGCGAGGTCTGGATCTAGGATTTGGCGTCTTGCTGGATCGCATCGCGCCGCCGTTCCCGGAACTGATGAACCCCGCAGAAACCCCGGTCGCATTTCTGCCGTATCTGGCAGCGGATCGCGGTGTGGCTGAATGGAGCACAGCTGCACCGGAAGCGGAAAAACGCCTGACCGTCGAACTCGCCTGGCCCACCGCACGCCAGGCCGGCACTCGCAAGGCACTGGAAAACGCCGCCAAGGGTTTGCAATTAAGACCCGAGATCCGCGCCTGGTACGAACAGACACCGCCCGGTGCGCCTTACAGTTTTTCTGTACGGGCCTTCAGCGACCAACCCTACAGCGAAGAAATCGACGCCCGTCTCGACCGACGCC